GCCAGTCCAGTGTCGTATTTGACACCACTTCCCATTACACCGCGCAAACAATACTGTCGGCGCATCAATTCGTGTAAGACAAGATGGTACTCCTTCGAAAAGGCGGCGAACATCACCCTGCGTTCAAACTCGCGGGCCACGTTGCCGACTCTGCCATCCATACGACTGAAATCAGTGTTATCCACGAAATCAGACATCGAGCAAATCTCCGCGACACGTTCAGCAATTTCACGTGGTGTCTTGCTAAAAGCGTACCACGGTTGAAGCTTAATTATGTCTGAGAAAGCATAAAGGAAAGCAGAATAAGCCATTTTGTCCACGCCATTGATCTGTGAAATCATACGTGGGTCATTGACTGTCTGGTAGGCCTCCCGCTTAACGAAGTTCGACGCTTTGTCAGTACTTAACCCGTGCTGCGCATCATCAAGAATTCTGCGCTGCACGGGTTTAGCCTGCCGTTCGTAAACCACTTCGTTTTCTACGGGAGTGAGTGTTCCAATGAAGCCGCCTAAGAGGAGTTGAGTAAACTCAGTCATGCACTTTGAGGTGAATGAATCCACTTCAAGGTCACTTGCCTTGAGTTTATTAACCCGTTCTTCGGCGGCCCGGAGATCATTACCCTTGCACTTATCAGGCACAAATGCGCCATCGTACAAGGGTGACATGAAAGAAACCATACCTGGTGTGGCGTCATCATCCACTGAAGTCCCTCTCGGAACCCACTGGAATCGACGTACAGCGCCACTAATCACCGCGGTCTTAGTTGCCACAGTCGCCAAATGACGTTCAAGAAGGACTTCACAACCAGGATACTTACGAGTATCCCCGGTGGTGACTTCCATTCCATCAGCCATCTTGCTCTTAACTGTCGCAAGTGTAAGATCACGCGAAATCGTACGCGCCGCACTTGCAATCGCATCATCTACCCTCGCGGGTACGCGACACTGCGTGTAACACATGGGTTTGCCAGTGCATACAGTAATCTGGTTTTCACCATTAACCTTCAGTACACTGAAATCACCCTGCACCACTCGCAAGCGATCCAATTGACGACTATTGATCAATTTCTTGACCATCCAACACACCAATACCCCACTGTACCGTTTCAATGGTGCCAGTAGAATGAGTTGATGGTCATCGTCAATTCGACGCCGCTCTATCGCGTAGTAGGCAACAGATTTAACTGCGCCAATGCAATTGCGTTGTTCCGCCACTAACGAATCGCCGGACCAGTCCCAGAGCTCATGCTCATAATGGCCTCCCCCGGACACATCATAGATCAATTGGTTATCCGCATCAAACGTATACTTATACTCTCCAGTATCCTTACAAACACCACTAGGAACAGCGGTGTAAAGGA